CTGTACCTACATGAAATAATTTTCCGAATTTTTTGAAAGCAACCGTACAATATGGCTCTGCTTTTATTATTTGTGTATAATCCTTTTTTGCTTCCTCCATCTTTTCAGCTCTAAAAAGTTTATCCACTAGAACTTCTTTATCTGGTAAAAATATGCCTGCTCTTTTGCATACTTCTTGATTTAATGTGTAGCAATCCCAACCAGGGTTGCCTCGCCCGCCCCATTCAAAGGGCATTCCTATAAGATCGTCTGTTTCTATTCGTGGTATCATACTAATTTGATTGTTCCAGCACCTAATCCTATAAAAGCCATGAATCTGGAGCTATTTTGACGAAGTCGGCAATCAGAAAGTGTTTGTCTACAATATCTAAAACTAATTTTACCCCCTGAAGTGTATGCTCCACTATATTCAGCTGCTGTGGTTCCAGCTAATGAAATATGCGTGGAATCTGTTGCTGTGGCTATGTAATTGCCGTCCAAAGAAGCAGATATACCATTTACATTTTCAAGTGTAATGGAATCCCCATCAACAAAAGTATGAGAAGCTACTTCTATAATTACTTCGGATGCTCCAGAAATATTTACATCTACAATATCTAAACCTTCATAACCACAATCAAATTCTTTCCATTCATTATTACAACCTTCTGGAAGATATCTTCCTTCTGGGAAAGCATGAATCAGTAAATTGGGCATTCCCACTTCTAATGATACCCACTTCCAATCATAAGATCCAAATAGAATATCAAAGGTGATATCCATTTCAGAATAATCTTCTTCCAGATATTCCAAATTCACCCAAATAAATCTAACTGTGGACCCTATTATTCGATCTGGATCTTGTAATTCATATTCTAAAGGAAAAGTAATATTGCTAATTTTCAAAGTTGAGCAATTTAAAGATCCATCTGAAGATTGTTCTATAAAATCATATTCAAAATTTAAAGGAAAAAATGAATGCTCTTCAAAAATAATTTCTTTCTTCCACTGAGCTATTCGATACATCGTTCCGTCTACAAATTCAAATTCAAGCAATAATACCCAAGGATTTTTGGATCTTTTAGCATTCTTTTCAGCATTGATTACTCCGGATAATCGAGATCCGGCTTCTCTAGTAATTACAGTTAATTCAATTTCTACATCTATGGTCCAAGAAGTTCCACCTGTTTCAACCACAGTACAAACATAATCTCCGGCATTACTGGAATCAACGGAAGTTAATGCATATGTGTTGGAAGTTTCTCCTACTAATATTACACCATTTAAGGACCACTGATAAGTAAAAGTAGCAGGTTTCCCGGCAACTACAACTTCTAAAGTAATGTCACTACCTGCATCCAATTCTGTATCTGGAGTTTGGGATACCAAATATGGATTTATTCCTAATACCATATTATTGGATGTAGCTGAACCAGCAATATTCGTTGCTACACAGTAATAAGTTGCTGCATTTTCTATTTCTACAGCACCTAAATCAATAGAATTACTTGTTTCTCCAGATATAGCTACACTATCTTTATACCATTGATAAGTAGGATCAGGAATCCCTGTTGCAGTGATAGAAAAAGAAACAGAAGTACCGTGATCTACTGTTATACTTTCAGATTGATCTGTTATTACAGGAGCTGCAGACATTACTTCTGCTTCACCTATACAAGAAAAAAGTACGTTTCCGCCAATAGCATTTAAGCCATACTGATAAACTAAATCAGTATCAAAAACACTAACATTAACCGTATGCCCATCTTCATTTATTGCTTCATAACCTACGGCAACAAGTTTAGCAGAAACACCATGCCCCATAGCGGATATTTCATGTATATTAGATCCGGTTTCATACGAAGCAACAATAGTCCCATCGGCAGGATCAATTTTCCAAATACTTTTATCTATACTACCTTTCTGACCTGCAACATATAGATAACCATTTCCATGTAAAATTAAATCATAAACATTGCTAGATCCCAGACTCTGAATCCAATCGGAGTGATCCCCATCATCTATTGGATAGCTCCGCACGGATCCAACTTTAAATGAACCTCTATCTCTAATTCCAAATACTTTAACTTCAGTATTGACGATGCCGCTAATAGCTTTTCTAGATTGTCCTGAATTATAATAAGCAAAGTAAGATTCAATACTTGTTCCATCTGCCCGCTTAAGAAGGGAAATAGTTTTCTGCCCAACACCTCCAACCTTATAGGCGAATAGGACATCTCCAGAATTGGTAAAAGAAACGCCTTCCCCCGCGGATCCCATTACAGTTGACCATTCCTCCGCCCCGGAAGGATCAAGCAAACGAACATTACTTCCAAGAGTATTATGAGCTATGGCAAGATATTCAGAACCATCTACTGCTAAATCATTAACAATATCTCCACATTCAAAAATTCCATTATTTGCCCAAGAAGTATCTAATAGAAAATTACTATTATATTTGTAAACAGCTGTACCAAGTCCAACATACACATTACCAGAAAAAGCACGAGCTATTGCCGTTACATTACCACTATCTGTAGCAAGACTATTAGTTATAGATATAGAAGAACCTGTATCTGTAACTTCCCATAGGGATGCCCCATCATATCTTGTTCCACCTATATAAAATATACTCATATTCTGCTTTCTATTACTTTATGCGTTGGATTCCTTGACTTATAGGTCCGCCAGCTTTCATATCCTTCATAAGAATATCAGTAACTATTTCAGTTTCTGTAACGCTTACTTTTTTTGTTACCAAAGGAATGCCAGTTTTGTTATTCATAATATTGTTAACAACAAGTGGGGGAATCTGTTGTCCCGCTGGAATTATGGTTTCCCCCTCGTGGGCTATTATTGGAACTTCACCTGTTCTACGGCTCACTATGCCCCCATTCTTGAAGGAAGGAGCCCCTACAAAGTCTAATGGGGATATGTTACGACTTTTTGGCATTCTACCAACTATTCCGCCACCATATCCCATCGCTCCTGCTTCAAATGAGGGGACAAAAGGTGCTGGAGCAGCGGATTCTATTGGTGCGGTTGCTGCCAAACTACCCCCTAAAACATTAGCAAATAATCCGGTAGCTGCCTGCTTTACCAGTAGATTCACTAATTCTTTGCCTATGCCTCTTAAAAATTCATTAATCGCTTCAGAACCACTTTTAGCTTCAAGAATCATTGAAGACATCCCAGAAGCAAAAGCATCCCGCATTGTAAATGCTGTATCGGATGCAATTTCACCCCAAGTCTTCATTTCATCCTTCATCTTCATTCCTGCAGCTTTGGCGCCTTTCCAAATATTATTGGAAGATTCATACAGTTCAATATCTAACTTTCGTTTCTGCTCAGCATACCATTGATCGATTGTTGCTTGATCCATCTTCCAACCTACATACGTATTCTTCAATGTATCGATAAGACCCAGTTCTGCTTCATAGGTTTTCGCTGTTATTTTCCCCATTTGACCATGCATAGAACGATAGGCATCAACAACAGTAGTGTCAACCTCTATAGCTTTATTTTTCTTTTCATTAAGTTTAACTATTTCATTTGCTGCCCATTGCTCAATAAGAACTCTATCTTTTGTAGCAAGACCCATATCGTTTAATGATTTACGGAAAATGTCTGCTTGCTCATTTATTTTCCTGAGTTCATGTGCATAATGATCTTCTGACATAACATCAAGATCGGAATAGAGTTTATCATACGCGTCTCTTCTTTCTTGAAGCTTTTCTGCTAAATAATTACCTGCGGTTTCTAAAGGTTCCGTCGGCCAAGCTTTATCAAGTTGTTTCATTATATTTGAAGCATCTTTTAATTTTTCATTGAACTTTTCTTGCAGCTGAGTTTGCTTTGCTATACTTTCTTCTACTTTCTTACTTACACTGTGCCATTCCCTTGCTTTTGAAACAATCTTTCCTAGAATAGCAACAATTCCTACTGCTAAAAATACTTTAGATATAATAGCAACAGTTGCAGCAAGAGCAACATTAAAACCAAAAAGTTTTCCTGTTGCAAGGGAAATGCGTCCTGCCAATCCTCCAGCAGCTCTAGCAGTCGTAAACAATGCTATTTGTCCTTCTTGTAATCCATACCAAACATGTTTTAAGGAAGCACCAAGTCCAGCAAATTTAAGCCAAGATACTGCTGTTGTAGCGTTTAATGCGGTATATGCTGCTGTAAGGCCAATAATAGCATTTCTTGCGGCAATAACCATAGTAGTAACGACAGATAAAGCACCAAATCCTACATATGCTGCGACCACTCCCAAAACTATTTTCTTATGTTTCACTAAAGTAGCACTTACACTTTTAAAAACATCGATAACTTTACTAGCGGCATTCCAAAAATCCTCTCCCCATTTTTTTATCTGAGAAGTATTTTCAGAAATCCAATCTCGCATATCTCTAGCGACAGCAGTAATTTTTGGACGTAATGTTTCTCCAAAGGTAATGGCAACTTGCTTTACTATACTCCACATTCCCCTAAAAACATTAGTAGAACTATTCAAAGTTCTTTCTAAATCTCCTTGGGCTTTTTTCGTTTGCTCCAGAATAGACCCATATCGTGCCTGTACTTTTTCAAGTTCATTAAGTTTTCCTGTACCATCACCAATAGCATTGTTTAAAGCATATTGTTTAATAGAATTTTCATTAACAAGAATGCCCAATCTTTTCAGTGCTTCTGCTTCACCAGTAATACCTGCTTGGAGTTTTATAAAGACTTGTTCAGGCTTCAAATTATAGAAGGAAGCCATGTCGTACGCTAGTTGGGTTAAGTTCTTGCTCATGTCTGCGGCTACATTCGCTCCAAATCCCATACTATCGAACATAACATTGAAAACGGATACATTTTTACGAACTTCAAACGCATTTAGATAAAGTGCTTTAGAAAGTTCTTCCGACCATTTTCTTGTAGCATCCGCCATATTGCCCATAGAAACTTCAAAAAGGTTTTCACTTTCTTCCGCATCCATTGCCATTTTAACAGAAGCAATACCCACTCCAGCAAGAGCTACCACGGCCCATTTAGCATATCTTTTCATTTTACTAAAAGTAGATTTAGCAAAGGAAGACATTTTGGAAAAGGCGGCCCCCACTGTAAGTGACATTCTTTTAGCTCTGCTTTGAATACTAGTTGCAGTTTTAGAAAAGTGTTGCTTAACAGAATCCAACTGGACCCTGATTTTATCTTTATCCACTTCTAAAACAACATTTGCCGATAAGTAGTTCATATTCGTCCTTATTCTGTACTATAAAACTGCTTTAACATGCGTTATGCATTGCTGTGCCATAGAAACTCAAATTACTGCGGATTTAATTCATAGATCTAGGTTCTTTAGGTATATTAGCTAGATCTTCCTCAATACGGTAACATAAAATCATATTCTCAAACATCCATTTTTGATTATCGGGATGATATATCTCAATGGCGGTTTTTACAGCAGCAAAATCTAGACCAATAACTTCTCCCGTTCCCGATAAACGAAGTTGTGTTCTAACTAATCTGTATGTTTCAATTACTGGCCTATTATCAGGAAGAAGTTCTACAAAACAACTTTCACAGGGAGCTTCTTTGTTCTTTTCATCATATAATCTTAAACATTCCTCGCAATCTACTTTTTGGAGTTGCCAGGCGAGGTAGAGTCTAAGTTTTTTACTCGCTCCTCCTCTTTTTCCTTTATTGCTTCTTCTAAAGCTTCATTAGTTTCGGATAATTGATCCAAACAATCAGTTACGAATTTAACGAAATCTAAAACTTTCATCAATTTAGCTTTATTTATCTCGGTGCATTCTACATCTTTTCCATCCAATTGAACATTTTTCCAATCCACAATACAGTATTGCATAGTCAATTGAAATGCTTTATTACTATCTTGCTTCCTGTATTCAACCATTTGACCACGATGAGGTTTATTTTTAATAGTTGTGGTTTTTGCATTGATAGAATCAAGTTCCTTTATAGAAAGTTCTCGTAAACAGACTCCTCCCTGATTTTCATCCGCTTTGTTGAAAAAAAACCAAGTACCGTCGTTGTTAGATTTAAAATTAGCCATAATTCTCTCCATTATTAAAATTAAAAGTTATAGGGGAATCCATCCATACGGGGACTCCCCCAAATACATGGTAGTTCTATGAAGAAGTAGTAAAGGTCTGATCTGCACCATACACTTTACTAGTATCTGATAATTCAATAACCGCTCGATAATGATAGGTTGTCAAAGCATCCAAACCAGTCAAATCATTATCAAATATATCAATAGCAGTCATAGTAGTTGCATCAACAGAAGTATCCGAACCATAACTACTAGTCTCACCATACTCAAAGTAAGCGGAAACAGAATCTTCTTCACCTATGCAAACCAATTTACCAATAAGTGTAACCGCGTCCGCAGCTTCATCTATTGCACCTATGGTTTCAGCAGCTACAGAAGTGGTGGTAGAATGCAATTTCATTACACCTGAAATCTTTAATTCAGAAGCAATAGAAATAATTCCAGCTTTATCAACGCCAATATCATCATATTTTGATACTATAGCATATGAAGCCGGATCCGTTGAACTGTCCAACTCATAATAATTGGAATCGTCAATATACAGCCTTATATTATCAAGTTCTGTAGCATTATCAAAAGCATCCTTAAGAGCTTGCTGACCTGCATCACCATCCAGAAGGAAATTACCATTCATAGTAACTGTTCCCCCTTCAATTTGCAAAGCAACATAAGTCTTAATTTCTTGCCTCAAAGCAGAATCATCCGCTAAATCCCTAACAGAACCACTGTAATTCCATGTCATCATTCCATTTATAACCGTATCACCAAATTGTATTCTCCCTTTATAACCTGCTTTTCCTCTTGCCATTTGTACTTCCTTTCTAAATATATTCTTTTTTTTATTTTTTACATACTATGAAACGGAATTGCACTATGTAATCCCAAACTTGTTTACCTTCTTCTTCCCAACGATTTAATATGGAAGCTTCTCCATATCGTGTTATGCTGATAACTTCATAGTTATCAATACTCATATCCTCCTCTTTTTCATTAAATGTATCTGATATAGATTGCCAAATATCACATACGCTCTCTGAAGAAGGATCATCATCATATATATTAAATTGTATAAGAAGTTCTTCTGTTTCTTCAGTAAGTGTTCCTCCAAAAATTCCAGAAACCAATCGCATCACTGTGTATGGAAAAACAGCATCCGCAGGAGCTACTGTATTATAAAGATCAGTGCTTCCAACTACATTAGCTGTAAAATGAGAATAAATTGCTTCAAAAATCTCCTTCATGTTACTTCGCCCCAAACAATCTCTTAATTTTTTCCAAACTACTTAGTAAGGCTGGTCGCAAATAAGGTTGGGCCTGCATGGGCCTGCATACGATAGGTTCCTAATTCTACATATGGAGCATATTCCACATTCGTACCAATAACCGCTTTGTTGCCCCCTACTTCATTTGTGATACTTCGAGCTAAATGACCAGTTTTCTTTGGGCATAGCTGCTTAGCTTTCCTTTCTACTATAAGGGCAGCTTCTGTTAAATCCTTTTCTATCTTTGCAT